AATGCCATAATCACTATAACTATTTTTTCCACCAAAATTAAAACTAAGCATTAAGCACCACCCCTTCCCATTGAAACTCTCTGCCTGTAAAATTCAAGTTCATAGGCAAGCTGCTCTATATCCTTATCTGAATTATTAATAAAGTTTTCTATACGAATTGTAAGTCCTCCACCGCTGTTTCCTTTTGCTTTTTCAATTGCTCTAGCCATAAGTTCATCAAGCCTATCAATAGGAAGAACTGCTTCTTGTCCTGCTTCACCAACACCAATTATACTAGGTCTGTTAAAAATACCTCCACTTGCATACCAATTAACATCTAGGTGTGGTACACTTGGAGGCTTTAAGCTGAATTCACCTTTAATACTGAAGTGTGGCAGTTTTATATGTGGAAATTTTATATCCAGTCTGTCAAAGAAACCTTTAATTTTATCTATCTGCTCCTTAACAAAATTCACTGCTGCATTGATTGGAGTCATTATTGCAGATTTAACATTATTCCATATACTGGCTGTAACTGATAAAATGCTGTTCCATACATTAGATACAGTATTTTTAATGCCATTAACAGCATTTGTAAAAAGGCTTGATACTCCGCTCCACATACTTGAAAAGAAACCTGAGATTGAATTCCAAACAAATATGGTGGTATTTTTTATTCCATTCCAAACTGCATTTAAAGCTGCTTGTATTGTATTCCATACAGTAGTTGTTACTGATTTTATGGTATTCCAAGCTGTGGTTAAGGTGGACACTATGGTATTTATTATTGGGGTAATAAAATTCACTATTGAGTTCCAAACCGTATTTATTATTGAAGAAACTGCATTAAACACCGTTGCTGTAACAGTTTTTATGTTATTCCATGCAGCAGTAATTGTATTTCCTATTGCTTGAATAATTGGATTTAGAAAACTGACTATACCATTCCAAACTGTACTTATAACCCCAGATACAGCATTCCACACTGTAGATGTTACAGTCTGAATGATTTGCCAAGCAACGCTTATAACAGCTGTAACTATATTTATATAGGTTTGAACAATAGATGAAATAATAGTCCAAGCACTGATAAAGATAGCTTTAATCACTTCCCATAGGAAAGCAAATCCTGTTTTTATACCCTCCCAGATAGTTTTAATAACATTTGCTATTCCCTCAACTATTGGAATTACCACAGCTTTTATTGATTCCCAAGTAGAAACTATTGCTGTTTTTATTGCAGTTACCGAATTACTAATGCTTATAGTAAGAGCCTGCCATATTGCACTTGCAGTATTTTTTATAGTATCCCAGTTTTTATACAAAAGAACCCCAACAGCAATAAGTCCAGCAATAACAGCTATTGCAATTCCAACTGGACCAGTTAATGCTGTAAATACAACACCAAGTGCCGCTGATGCACCTCCTGCTGCTGCAATAGCTCCTGAAACAGCACTTATAATAGAAGATAATGTTCCTATAATAGTAATTACCTTTCCTACTATTAAAATTACAGGGCCAATTGCAGCCACAATTAACCCTATCTTCACTATACTTTCCTGCTGTTCTTTTGATAATCCTTGAAATCTATCCATCAAAGGCTTTATAACTCCCATAAGCTTTTCAAGTATAGGAATTAAAAGTTGTCCGAACTGAATACCTAATTGCTCTGCCTGTTCTTTCATAACTCTAAGTTTATTGGTAGGTGAGTCCATAGTTCTTGCAAGGTCACCCTGTGCATTTTTAGTAGATTCCATTATAACTCCATATCTTGCCATTACCTTCTGCTGTTCTGTTAAAGCTTCACCTTGTTTTGCTATACCATGAGAATAAGCATATGTTTTTATTGTATTATCATTAACTAAAATACCTAAAGCCTTTAAAGGCTCTGCTTCCCCACTTATACCAGACTTTAATTTTTCAAATGCCTCTTCTGGTTTTAAATTATAAAAGGAAGCCATATCGTAAGAAAGCTGCGTTAATCCTTCTGACATCTTTAAAGATTCCTGTGCTGTAAGTCCCATACTGGTTAGCATTGAATTATATGTAGCTACATTTTTTCTAACATTATATGCATTAAGTCCAAGAGCCTTTGATGTTTCTTCAGACCACTTTCTTGCATCTCCAGCCATTGATCCCATAGCTACTTCAAATAAGTTTTCTGATTCTACTGCATCCATAGCCATTTTTGTTGCAGCAGTTCCTATTCCAACTAGAGGAAGTGTTACAGCAGTAGAAAGCTTACTTCCTACAGAAGACATCTTGTCTCCCACAGATTTCATTTTTTCACCTGCACTATTCATGCTTTGAGAAAGCTTATACCAAGCTGAACTTTTAGTATTTAGCTCAGTTGTCGTTTGCTTTAATTCCTGCTGCATCTTGTTTAATTCTGCTACTGCATAATTTAGTTTTATCTTAAGGTTTTCTGTCGCTTTAGCATCTTCACCCTTTTTCTCAACACTTTCTTGAAAGCTCTTATTTAGGGCTGCAACTTTTTCCTTTTGAAGCTCTATCTGTTTATTTAAAGTATCCGCTTTGAGCCTTAATCCTTCTTCAGATTTACCGAAGTCTCCAAGTTTGGAGCTTGCTGCTGCAAATTCACTTTGAACAACCTTTAGACTTCTTTGAATTTTTGCAACACCTTCCTGAAATCCTCTGTCATCAAGACCTACCCTTGCAACTACGGTATTTGCATCTCTTGCCATCATCTCACCTCCCTGCTAGAAAATAATGTTATCTATATAATCAATCTCCTCTTCTTCCTCAATTCCATTTACTCTTTTATACACACTAAAAAGTGCTTGTAATTTCTTAGGTGTACTTTTCCAAAACTGCTCCTCAGTCATTTTTAAAAGATTTGTTCCCAAATAGAAAAGCCACTCCCAATCCCATCCTTCTTGATTGGTGTGGCTTTCTATTCCCCCATATTTTCAGTTATTTCTGGCATAGCTATATTTAACGCTTCATTAATAGCTGTCCCTAATCTCTCCATATCATTAAGTGTAAGCATTCTGCCTACTTCTTTAAGAGTTACACTTTCATTCTCTGCTTTAATTGCTGAATATATCAGTGCCCTAATTGCTTTAATCTTTCGGTTCTGTAAGTCTTCAAAGGCTTTATTAATATCACCATAGACCTCTTCTAACTCACAGAAGGTGTTCATATCAAATTTAAGTTCATACTCTTTATCGCTAAGTTTGAACTTTATTCCTTTATTTTTAAGTTCTGATGCCTTCAATTTATCAACTCCCATCTGAATTTTGGGCAAGAAAAAACAGGGTGTTTTAAATTCCCTGTTGTAGGTTACTATATAATGACATTGTTAAAAATAATAACTAAATCACTTCATACATAAATAAATTCAGTTCATTATCTTCTACAGTATTTAAAGCAGTTTTAAAAAACTTAGTCTTAATACTTCTTTTATTTACTAGCTTCAATGGTGCATTGTCTCGAATTAAATACTTATGATTTTCATCTATATCTCCACCATAACCTATTATAAATACATATTTTTTACAACCTCGTTCTTTTTGAAGTTTTAAAACATCATTTTTAATATCCTTATCGTCATCTTTTATCCAGATTTTAAATTCAATTAATGAATCCAAAGTTCCATCTTCTTTTAGCAGGGCAAGATCACAATGATTCTTTGCGTTGCTAGGATACGGGTACTCCCAATAAACAGTAAATGGATACTCCTTTCTTAAAAGTTCCTTAAAAATCAAATAAACAAATGTAGTTTCATAAAGATTACATACTCCATGATGGCTCTTTTTATAGTAATTTGCATTTAATTTAAAAAGTTCATTCAATTCATGTTCTTCGCATAAAATAGCCTCAAGAGCAGAATTAAAAAAAGAATTTATCATCTACTATACCTCCTCATTAATTTCTCGAATTATTTTTTAAACACAAATACCTCTGCATAGTTATCCGCATAAGTTACCCTTTTGACTGGTGCCATAATAACAGCATCCATATTAGGGTAGATACTTTGTAAAGCATTTGAAAGATTAGATAACCTATTTAAATCTTTTATAGAAACAAAGAGTATTACACCTACATCATTCTCTGCTGGTTCAAAGCTTTTTTTAAGCTTTTCAGTACCTTCTGATTCATCACAATTTAAGTTTATTTTCAAATACTCAATTAAACTTCCTTTTGTAAGTGACTTAATATCATTAAAATCAACCATTCCCACACCATAGTCTTCTGACTCATATTTTTCTAACATATCTAGATAAGCCTCAATATGCTTTTGACTTATAAAAGCATCTACACTACTGCTTAATTCATCAACATTTATCTTAAGAGTATCCTTAGAATCTTCTTCTGTAAAATCATAGTTTCTATCTACTATACAAATCTCACACTCTCTCAATTCAGTAACGAATTTTAGTTGTCTATGTTTAAATTTTTCATTTATCCATTCAATATTTGTAAAGCATCTTAACTTAAAATCTGGCTCATCAAGTTGAAAATCAAGCAATTGTTTCATCTCCTCATCTATCAACAGTATTGTATTTTTACAATTTAATTCAAATTTAAAATGTAAATCACTTACACGCTTTATTATACCAAACATTTCCTTTAAGTTAAATTTATTTCATATAATTAGTTTATGGTATTTCAGCAGGCTCACTTGGCACTGCCGTAAACCACCCACTTATAATTGTGGCATCTACACCTTCAGCATCCTCATCTGCAATAAATCTATAATTACCATCAAAGTCCCTTGAATAAAACTTGCCTTTAAGCTTAGCACTCTGAGCCTTTGGCTTTTCTGCTTCAGTATCATATTCATCTGTTGCAAGTTCAAACTTTCCTTTTAAAAGCCATACATACCTGTACTTCCCGTTATTTTTCTTAGATTTAAAACCAAGTGCTATAGTTGGAGGCATATCATCCTTGTTTTCTACTAATATACCCTTTACAACCTTTGATCCCTGCAGTTTTGCCCTGCTTGTAATTGATAGCTGATTTACTTCAATTTCTACATCCACACCTTCAAAAGCAGTTATTATATCTTCTACAGTATCATCTGAATAAATATTTTCTGAATTTGATTTTGGAGAAAGTTTAGCACTTATTGCTCTTTCTAACTTTTCCGGAGTGCTGTAAGTAACACCAGTACTGTCATCCTTTGTTAAAACAGCTATATGAATATCTCTAAGCCCTATCTGTCTTGCCATACTTATTCACCTTCCTCTAAATAATAAAATTTAAAGCCTTTATGATAGATTTTTGTATCTTCTTCATAAAGGTCTATTTCATTTAATCTTTTGAACCCTGCTTTAAGCAAAAGTTCTTTTATATTTTTAACTATATCTGTATAATCAGCCTTTGACCACACATCTACTTGGATATAATGTGCTGTCAAAGCTTCTTCATCATCCTCATACTCTTCACCTGCAGTTAAATACTCATGAAAAGTAATATAGGTTTCTGTTTTTCCACTATACTTTTGAAAAGCTACTGGAATCTTAAGAGGTTTCAATGTATCCATAATCAACTTATTTATCATTCCTCAAGTCCCCTTTGCAGTTCTTCCATAATAATGTTATTTATCTCTCTTTTATTCTCAAGTACAGATTTCTCTGCCCAATGCTGTGCTGGAATTTTACTTGTCCCAAATTCAGTAAATTTTGAATAAAAAAATTCTGAATTGTCTCCTTTATTAGGACCAATCTCTACAAAGTCCACTCCATTTTCTTTTTCTATATCTGAGACCTTTATATTATCAGCCATATGTTTTTTACTTAAACTCGACCTTGGAGCATTTTTCTCCATGCTGGTTTTTACTAAATCCCCAGCTTTATCAAGTGCTCTTTTCTTTATTACATCTCCTCTTGCACCCAGCTTGTTTACCCTGTCTATAAGCTCCTGCATGCCTTCAAGTTCTATCTTAGCCACTGCTATCAACCTCCATAGCCTTGATTTCTATGAATTTATTGGCATATTTTATGTTATCGATAGATGTTATATTGTACTGCTTTCCTTTAAATAAAATCCTCATTGTAGGTTCAATATTTGGTAAATACCGTATAGTAAATTTAACAGTATTTTCAGCTTGAACAGCTGCAGCTTCAAAGTATTCTCTACCATGAAGATTTGTAACAGCTGCCCATAACTCTTTAAAATCTG